CCTTATCATGACTCAAGTCGAATTGGATGCCCGTGTACGGGAGCAGCAAGCTCATCAGAAAGAGCTGAAGCTGAAGTATCGCGGCGTTGCTTACACACCAAAGACAAAATAGTTCCCGCTAACTCGGGCTGAAATCCACAGCAATGTGGTTGGAGGATTGATCTCCTCCACCTTTCGATTTCGTCTAATGGTAAGACGCTGGTCTCCAAAACCAGAGATGGTGGTTCGATCCCATCAATCGGAGTTGACTGAGGCCGGTTACGACCGATACCCTTAGTCATGACAGTCGGAGAGACGACACAAAATATGACAACAAAAATTCTAAGCGCTTAGAGAGGCAACGCAAACAACTCTCTCTTAACTATTGTGGCTAATTCTATTGTAACTTCAGTCGGTACTATTAATAATACTAGTGCGACTCCCCTTGCCCTTGGTACGGCTTATGATACCAAGTACGCAACTTATCTGAAACTGTTCTCTGGCGAGATGTTCAAAGCCTATGAATCGGCTACTATCGCTAAAGGCACTGTGCAAAGCCGTACCCTGAAAAATGGAAAGGCAATGCAGTTTATCTTCACCGGACGTATGGAGGCGGCTTATCACGAGCCCGGCACGCCAATCCTAGGAAGTGGTGATCCTCCGGTGGCTGAGAAGACCATCGTCTGTGATGACCTTCTGATCAGTTCTGCATTCGTGTATGATCTGGATGAGACTCTTGCTCACTATAGCCTTCGTTCTGAGATCGCCAAGAAGATTGGTCATGCTCTTGCCGAAGCATATGATAAGAAGATCTTCCGTCAGATCGCTAAAGCTGCTCGTGAAGCTCACCCCATTACTGCTGCTCCTGGCCCTGAGCCCGGTGGTAGCATCATCCAACTGGGTGTGCAGAAGGAGTATGATGCTCAATCCCTGGTAGATGCCTTCTTTGAAGCTGCTTCTATTCTCGATGAGAAGAACCTGCCTAAGCAAGGTCGTACCGCTGTGCTGGCTCCTCGTCAGTACTATGCTCTCGTGAGCCAAGTGGATAGCAATATCCTGAACCGTGACTTCGGTAACTCACAGGGTAACCTGAACAGCGGTGAAGGTCTCTATGAGATCGCTGGTATCTCCATTAAGCGTTCTAACAACCTGCCCTTCCTGGCTGGTTCTGTGGCTGCTGTGAATGGTGAGAACAACGATTACTCTGGTGACTTCTCTACTAGCTGTGGTCTCATCTACTACAAGGATGCTGCTGGTGTTGTGGAAGCTATGGCTCCCTCCGTGCAGACTACTTCTGGTGATGTGTCTGTGATGTATCAAGGTGACCTGATCGTGGGTCGTCTTGCTATGGGTGCCGGTACTCTGAATCCTGCTGCTGCTATTGAGCTGCAGTCGGCTCGTTCCTGATAACTAGAGGTAAAACATTATGGCAGCTTCTGTTGCTAAAGGCAATAACGGCGTCTGCACGACTGACGCTGTTCGTATTTCTGTAGCCAAGACCCGCTTTGGGTATGGCTCTGCTGTTGCTGACTCTGCTGTGGCTTCGACCACCAAGGGTCTGCGGACTGCTTATCCTGGCGTTGAGTGCAACATCTCTAACGTCTGATTTATTGGGGGATCCTTCGGGGTCCCCTTTTTTTTTATTCCTTCAATAACAATATTGTTATGCCGTTCACCAATAACGCTCAAGCTACACTCCAAGCTGTTAATGAAATCCTATCGTCTATTGGTCAGGCGCCTGTAACCACCATCGAGGCTCAGACCATCACTTATGAAGATGGAACAACTGTCGAGGCTGTAATCAACCCGGAAGTTGCAATTGCATACGAGACACTTCTGCAAGTCTCTAGGGAGGTACAAGCTGAAGGTTGGACATTCAATCGAGAGTTTGAATATCCTATGGTACCTGATACTAATGGACACTTGTCTATGAGTAATGGTATGTTACAGCTAGACCTTAGTAATACATTAGACAATACTAATTATGATACCGTTCTTCGTAACGGTCGTTTGTATGACAAGATTGCTCATACAGATGTATGGGATACCACTAAGACATATTCAGTTGATGTGTTGTGGTATCAAGAATTTCCTGATCTTCCTCAAGTCTTCCGTGATTACATCACATCACGAGCTGCTACACGTTGTGCTATTAGACTTGTTGGTGATGTCAATCTAACTCAATCATTGGCGTCCTTTGAGACGTGGCGTAGAGCTAACTGCCTTGAATATGAATGCAACGAAGGTGATTACACCATGTTTGGATTTAGGAAAGGTGATGGGTTCTACAGTAGCTATCAACCATTCAAAGCTCTTTCACGATGACAGCAGTATCTCAACGCATCCCTCTTTACACTGGTGGTGTATCACAACAAGCCGATGAGAAGATGGCTTTAGGGCAAGTAAAGGAAGCTTTGAATTGCTATCCTGACGTTACCCTAGGAATGATCAAACGACCTGGTGGTAAGTTCACCAGTAAGCTGAATGGTCTAACTGCCAGTACTTCAGACACTCAAGCATGGTTTAGTATCTTTAGGGATAACGATGAGAAATATCTCTCTACTATCTCATCTAGTGGAGTACCTAGAGTTTGGGACCTGTTGACAGGTAACGAAGCTACAGTTAATTATCCAGCTGGTAAGGAAGCAGCAGTTAAAACTTACCTAACTGCTACTGATCCCCGTAATATCAAAACTCTTACCATTAACGACTTCACCTATATCGTTAACAGTGAGAAGGTTGTAACAGCTCAAGCTACTCCTACTTTTACACCAAATCTACAAGCAACTATTGTTGTCAACCTAGTTGAGTATGATACTACCTACAGTGTAACTATTGGCGGTACTACTTATTCATATACTTCTGGACCTGTACCTGCACAACCTAGTCCTGGAGCACCCATCACACCAATTAAATTGGCTGATGTTACCAATGGTATTAGTGGTGCCATCACTGGTGGATTTGCTACTAAAACTATTATTGATAACACGATCTACCTAACCTTTAGCTCTAGTACTACTGTCTCAGCTTCGGCTGGTGTAGATGGTAAGGCTCTTCGGTTCTTCCAGGATGCAGTAGATACATTTGCACGTCTACCTGAGCAAGGTAAGCATAATCAAGTCGTTAAGGTAACCAACACTAATGCAGATAAAGATGACTTCTACTTGAAGTTTGTAGCAGAGAATAGTAATAGTGGTAAGGGTTATTGGGAGGAGACTGTATCACCTTCTGTTAGTCCTGGTATTAACGAACAGACAATGCCTATTGTTTTGATTCGTGATACACTATCTCCACTTGTCTTTACTGCTACGTTCTTAGATGGGTCTGTAACTATCAACACATTAGCTCTTAAGTGGGAACCACGATTGGTTGGTGATGATGACTCTAACTCTCACCCCTCCTTTGTGAACAACACTATTCAGGATATATTCCTGTTCCAGAATAGATTGGGATTCCTGACTGAAGATAATGTCTCTATGTCCCAAGCTGGGGACTACTATAACTTCTATCATAAGTCTGCTACAGTACTTGGTATTGCGGATCCTATTGACCTTAGCTGTGCTAGTATTAAACCAGCTGTTGTCCGTTCGGTTACACCAATCACTCAGGGCTTACTCTTGTTTAGTGATAGTCAACAGTTCCTTATGGAATCTGAGAATGGACCGTGGATTGCTACTGATGTGACCATTAGGACTATTGCTAATTACGAATGTGATCGGTACCTCAAACCTGTTGATCTAGGTTCTACAGTACTTTATGCTAGTAGGAACCAAAGTTGGACACGAGCCTTTGAGATCTTTACACGGGGTCAAAGAGAAACACCTTCTGTGAATGAATCCAGTAAGCTTGTACCTGAATGGATTCCTCGTACTATTACTCATACAACTGGTAGTTCACAGAATGGTCTTTGGGTTGGTTCAGGTAATACATCTAAGATCATGTACCTGTTTAGATTCTTTGAACAGGGTGATGAGAGGGTATTATCCTCCTGGGTTAAGTGGGTACTACCAGCTAATGTAATTCATACAGATATTCAGAATGATATCTTGTATGTGCTGAGTAGTGATTCTACTGGGTATAATGTAACTCAACATAACCTTGTGTTATCACCTACTACTGGTGGTCTTATCAATAGTCTTGGTAATACTGTGGATCCCCATATGGATCTTTGGTGTGAAGTAACTGATTCTTCTATTGTTAACCCTACCCCTCCTACTGCACCGTCATATGACTCTGTAACTAAGACAACGAAAGTTTACCTACCTACCTACTTTGATATTACAAAATCTATTAATTTTGTAGTAGGTCTTCAGAAGACAGGTAGTCCTGGTACTGCATCAGGTTACTACGGTTTGGTAGAAGTGTTGACTGATGGTGGTGGTAACTACTTCACTATCCCTGGTGATGTTTCTAATAACTTCATCTACGTTGGATATGAGTATGATATGGAGGTCACTCTTCCCCGTTATTATTACTCAATGGGTGAAGCTGGAGTTGACTTCACAGCAGTCACTACTACCTCCCGTATGGCTTTCTACACGGGCTTAGGTGGTGATGTGTACTTCAGTATCCTAGATCGCAGTAGAGCGGCTTGGAGGAGCATTGATGGTGCAAGGATTGCTGATTTCTATACTGCAGATACCTCACCATTTAGAGATTCATATGTTTATAAAGTTCCCATTTATCAGAGGCCAGATAACTACACAATGAAAGTTACTTCAAATACTCCATTCCCTGTTAGTCTTGTGGCTATGCAATGGGAGGGACAATACTCACCTGGATTCTTTGCGAGGAGCTAGGTATGGATTTAATTAGTACAGGTCTAGCTATTGGTGGTGCTATCCTTGGTGGTATTGGTGGGCAAGCTGAAGCTGATGCCGCTAATGATGCACAAAGAGCTACAGATAAACAGAACCGCCTTAACTGGAAATACGGTAAGAAAACTACCAGACTAGATTACCGCCACGCGAGAGATCAGTGGCGGATGAATAAAAGGAATGAACGAACTACTCGTAAGTGGCAGGATGCTACCAACCTACAAGATTGGAAGTATAACCTAAAGATTCAAGACTTTGAATATGCCTCTCAAATGAGGCAATTTAATAAGTCTAATGAGATCGCCGATCAACAGCTCACCTTCAATGCTATGGCACAGAAGGTAGCTAATGAAGCGGAGTATCGTAAACTAGAGGATACTACCAAGGAAGTAGCATTCCAAAACCAAGACATTATCCTTAAAGCTATACAGTCTGAAGGGGCTGCTGCTGTTAAGGGTCAACAGGGGAGAAGTGCTGAGAAAGCTGGTCAAGCTGAACTAGCATCCCTTGGTCGTAACCAAGCTATCCTTGCTGAATCATTGTTAAGTGCTCGGGCTGATACACAAGCTGCTATGCGTAAGATTGCTACTGATAAGTTTGGTGCTGATCTTGCTGCTAATGCATCACGTATGCTGAAGCCTGAACGTCTACCTAGACCACCTAAACCACTTAAAACACCGAAGACTGAGTTCCTT